CCTGGAGAATATCTAGGTTACGAGTTCGGCATTAAGCCGTTTCTTGCTGACCTTGTCAAATTCAGGGAAGCTGTGCTAGATGCTGAAAAGCTGATAGCACAGTACGTCCGTGGTGCTGGCAAGGTTATCAGACGTGAGTATGACTTTCCGCCGTTCGTAGATATTTCGCGAACGGAGACACCAGCTTCCACCGGTATGGAGAGGTGGCTCGGAGGTCCTGTAAATTCTCAGGCTTCCGGCTACTTCACCACCGCGATTGGAGGCTGGCCCGGTACGTTAGTAGACCAGATGACCAGGACAAAACGAACCTGGTTCTCTGGCGCCTTCACCTACTATCTACCCCCAGTGGGTAGTAGTTGGAGCGACGAGCTGTTTAGACAAGAGGCGCTTCTGCGTCACTTGTATGGCGGGTTATCCGTCAATACAGCTTGGAATCTACTTCCGTATTCCTGGGCCGCTGACTGGTTTACGAATGCTGGAGATGTTGTTCATAATCTCGCGGCATTCGCCCAGGATGGCCTTGTGATGGCATGGGGTTATATAATGGAGCGTTGTGAGCTCCGTCTTACCCGTACCGTCCATGATGCGTATGTTGGCCGGTGTCGATTTTGGAATAACATCGACACTGGCAGTAACAACAATGCACATGTGCTTCCCGATATGTCTACGACTTATACTGTGAAGTATATGCGTAGACGGAAAGCAACACCTTTCGGATTTGGCCTTGATGTAGACGGATTCACAAACCGTCAAAAGGCCATCACTGCTGCTCTAATTCTAAAATGAGCAGCAGAGCTTCAATTTACATCGTCACAATCAGAGTGACCGTGTGATGCGAAGTGTGAAGCTTCCAACCAGGTTGTTTCACAAAGCAATACTTTCGGGAGAAATCCTCCCGATCGTACTGAGCCAAAGGTAACACATTGGCCCTACCTGATCCAATTCCCACCCTGACCGTGAATGCGGTCACCTACGACTTCGCCCGTGTCGGTTTTGGGGACTCCTCTGGAGTCTTCATGACCGGCGATGGGCTCAATCGTCTGACGGTGTCGCATTCCCGGAAGAACCGCCATCGTGCCGTCGTTCGACTCGATCGAACCGACACGGTGGAGGATCCTTTCACTACGGGGTCGTCGTACAACTCGTCATTCTCGGTTTACACCGTTTTTGACTGGAAGGAAAACGACTTCGCAGTTGAGGATCTTGACTACGGTGGTCAGTTGCTGGACGCCTTCATGGCGGCTGGCACTCCTGACTACCGGCTCCGGTTCCTTAAGGGTGAGATCTGACGAGGTCTGGGAAGAAGGATGGCAAGAACCCGATCCCCAAGAAAGGGTCGAGTTCAAAACCTTCTTCTTCTCCCAAGTCCTCGGACTCCTCGGAGTCACCTACGAGAAAGAAGAGTGCAGCCATCATCTCTGTACTAATTCTCACAGTCCTCGGGCATCTGCTCGCGGGCTGGGAGATTAGCCAGGAAGTTGGTTGCATTCCATTTCCGTAGGCATCAGCGGAATGGCTCTCGGGTAACATGGCTAAGGAATCCTATCCACCTATATGAAAGATGGAAAAGATGAAAAGCCTTATGTTACTGTGGCAAAGGACAGCGCAAGATGCGGCTGTCCAGTGTCGCACTAGCGCCGACCGTGACATCGAAAGAGTCACGGCCCGGTTTGAACACGAAGGCCTTGAGATTCTCACTCTTGGCCTGCCCGCGATCGGGAAGGAGTTTGAATACTCCCTCGATATCTGCGGGGTTGCTCCTTCTCTTCTCTCCTTGACGGGAGCGAAGAGAGGATTCCCTGTATTGTTTCAGGGTTTCCTAGAGCTCGTGTTTGACCGCGCTAGCGGGTGTCTACTTGACAAGCCATCCCCAGACGCCATCCAAGCTGTACGTCAACTCACGTTGATGTTCAGCAAGGTGGGCCTTCCGTGCAGCGATGCACGGGAGGCCCAGGCGTTTGAGGACTTTGTCAAGTGTGAGCAGGAATTGCGCGATGCAATTTATGAGCCGTCTTCAAGTGATTATGCTTGGTTTCGGCACATTGCAAACGTGCTGTTCGGTGACGTTCTGAACCGGCTAGACAGAGATGTCTATAACGGCGAGATCGTTCCTAAGCATGGTCCAGGTGCTACTGCTGATAAACTTAAGGGAAACCGTAAGTATCAGCAGGAAGAGTGGACGTCACGTTTAGAGTCAGTTTTCCCCTCGCGGGAATTTCTGATTCCAAACGAACGATACCACTCTTATCTGGACACAGTGCAATTCCTCGAACCTGACACTGAGAGACCCGTCAAGGTCATCTCGGTGCCTAAAACGCAGAAAACGCCCCGAATTATCGCCATCGAACCTACTGCGATGCAATATGCGCAGCAGGGGTTGATGGAGAAATTCGTGGAATATCTTGAGTCCGACTCTGTCGTTCAAGATATGATTGGATTCACAGACCAAACGCCTAACCAGCGAATGGCTCGTGAGGGCTCCATTACTGGAGAACTCGCCACACTAGATCTTAGTGAGGCATCCGATCGCGTTTCTGTCAAGCTTGTACAGTCGATGTTGCTTAACCAGGGCTACCTCTGCGAGGCAGTCTTGGCGTGCAGGTCGACTAAAGCTGACGTTCCTGGCCATGGAGTAATCCCTCTGACCAAGTTCGCGTCTATGGGTTCAGCCTTAACATTCCCTATTGAGGAGATGGTTTTTCTTACAGCCATCTTCTACGGGATCATGCCAAAAGGCTTAGACACCGCTAATATCCGGGATACTGTGAAGTATTACCGGAAGCGGGTGCGCGTCTACGGGGACGATATCATTATCCCTGTAGAAATAGTGCCGGACGTTGTATCCGCCTTAAACCATTTCGGATTTAAGGTGAACGATCGCAAGTCTTTCTGGATGGGAACATTCAGAGAGTCTTGCGGTAAGGAGTATTGGGACGGACACGATGTAAGTATCTTTCGTGTTCGAAGCTTGCTCCCTACACAACGTACAGACGCAGCTGAAGTGATCTCGACCGTTTCACTCCGAAACCAAGCTTATCAGCACGGTTATTGGGGTGTGGCGAGATATCTCGATACACTTCTGGAAGGGTTAATCCCCTTTCCGAATGTGTTGAGTACATCTTCAGTGCTAGGCAGACATTCTCATCTTGGTTACTCCCAGGATCGAGAGTGTCCGGATCTTCAACGCCCCCTGGTTAGGGGTATGATTGTCCGGTCTCGGATTCCTTCTTCACCGTTGGAAGATGAGTTTGCCTTGCTCAAATGGTTCCTGAAGCGGGGGGCACAACCCTTCGCTGATGCGAGACATTTGGAGCGTCAAGGACGCCCCCAAGTCGTCGGCATGAAACTTGGGTGGGCCTGCCCTTATTAAACGGGGCAGCTCAGGGCTCATTGGAGCCTAGAGGGAGAAACCAGTGTGGTTTCAACTGGCTAACGGTTTTAAGTACCTTGTTCACGC